ATTCTAAGTTCTAATCCACTAGCATCAATACCTAATAGTTTATAACCTTCGGGCACAATCCAACAAGCACGACAGTCTTCTCCATACGGACTATAAACTCCCGGAATCTGAGCCATGTTAGGATTTCTATGAGTCATCCTGCCAGTAATCGTACCATTAGGTATTACTTTACCATGCACTCTTTCGCCTTGTAGTTCATCTATCCATGAGGAGATTTGAGCTATACGTTTTTGTAATAATAAAAACTCAGCAATAAGCCGAGCTTCTTGGATGTGTTCTATTTTTTTAAGTGTACCTTCATCAACTATAGGTTGACCCGTAGGTGTGAATCTTTCGGGTTTCCACCCAAAGTCTACTAAGTATTCGCCAATCTGTTTGCGACTACCAAGATTAAAATCTTGTAATTTTCTTCGCATAAATGGGTCATAGTTTTTAGTGGTCAAACACTTTTCATATTCTTCATCAGTCATGCCACGTTTAGATAACGTACCGTCTTTCTTTACATAAGGACTAACGAGTTTATCATCCACCCACTTAGGTTTAAATGTGCGTTGTACTTCATCTTCTACTTCTACCATTCTAGATTTTAACTGTGCTAAAAGCATGGTAGCTTTTTCTAAATCAAATAGAAACCCAGTTTTTTCTTGCTGATTCATTATCTCAGCAACTTGAGTTTCTAATTCAATACTTTCCTGACTAAAGCCTACTCCTTCTTTAAGTAAAGCGTAATAAACTTTTTCATTAAGTAATACATCTTGTTCACAATACTCAAGCATCTGTGGTGTATAACTATCAAAGTCATCAGGTTGTTCTTGTTTGTGAAAGTTAATTCTGTACCCCCAAGTTTTTAAGCTGTGTCCGTTCTCTCTAACGGGTTGAAATAATCTAGACATAACTAAAGTATCAACGACTTTAGCATTCAACTTAACATCCATTATTTTTTCTATAGCAGGAATATCATAGCCAATAATATTATGTCCAATTAAAACATCAGCACTTTGTAAATACTCAACCCCGTCAAGTAATTGATTAGGATTGAAAGTACGGCAAGTACCTTCATCTAAATCTTTAGCAACGATACACCAAATCTTAGTGGGATTTAATCCATCTGCTTCAATATCAAAAACCAATTTCTTCATTGTCAAATGTGTCCTCCGCATGTACTTCAAATAATCTACCTGTCTCAGGATTATACTGTAAGGCACAAGCTAATCCGGTGTCTCCAGTATATCTAGACTTCAATACTCTAACCTTAGTAGTGTTAGCTTCTTTAGGGTCAGTAGCTTGTTGATTTCTTTCTAAAGCAATAACACAATCAGAAAGCTGTGCTATGCCTTGTGAACCTTTAAGGTGACTCAATGATACAGTCACACCTTTTTCGTGCCCCCTGTCGCCTGTAGCTCGTCTTAAATGCGATACTAGAATCAAGCCGACATTCGTTTCTTCAACTAAACTACGCAGTCTATTCATTAAGTTATCAATACCTCTTCGTTCATCGCCTTCGGTTAAGACATTGACAAGCATATGCAAGTGGTCAACCACGACCCATTTACACTCGCAACCTACAATCATGTATCGTAGTTTTGCAAATATCTCATCAATGTCTGTCGCACCCAAATGTGAATGAATGAATACTCTGTTCTTTTGTATTACCTTATCAAACAAAGCATTTAAATCTTCTTCGGAATAACTATCTCGTTTCTCATTGAGATACAGTCTATCGTTTGCTTCAATGGATATTAAACCGTCTGCAGTTCTAAGCCAGTTCTCTTCAAGAGCAATGATACCTACGTTATCTTTGGTAGTTTTAATTAGCCAATGCTCAAGCTCTCTAGTGACTGAAGACTTACCGAGTCCAGTTCCACCAGTCAGAGTTACTAACTCGCCTCGTCTTAACCCATATAGTTTTTTATTAAGTCCTTCCCAAGGATAAGCAATACTTTCTTTTACTTCTCTATTAAGCCAGTTATCTTTTTGACCAGACAATTCCATAATACCTGATGGTGTATAAGTCTTAGCTTCCCACCAAGCTTTAGTAAAGCCTTGAAATTCTTTTTGTTTGAGCATGTCATTGGCATCTTTGTAGCCATTGGGTAATGTCATTATCTTTACCTTTCCGGGTTTTAAGATACGAGCAACATTTCGTGAAGCTTCTCTACCTGCCTTGTCATTATCAAAACAAAGCACGACATTATCAAAGCTTTCAACAAACTCTATGCTTTCTCTAATATCTTTTACTGCACCCGCAGCACCTCGTTTAAGAGATACGACTGCCCACTTACCCTGAAAGAGTTCGTCTACTGCCATAGCATCACACTCGCCCTCGGTAATAGTTAAGTATTTACCGCCAGTGTTTCTGTATAGTTGTTCGCCAAATAATCCAGTGCCTTCAAATGTACCTTTGGTCGCAAAGTTTTTGTCCGCAACAAATCTTGTTTTAGTTATGGCTACTTCATTGCCATTAAAGTATGGATATATATGTTGCGTTATATCTCCATTTCTATTTTTGATAACACGAACTCCAAACTTTTTAGCTGTCTGTTCAGAGATGCCTCTGTCTGTAAGTTCGCCATAGATTCCAGTATAGGATTCTAAAAATGTATTGGTTGGTTTCTGTGTTGTTTCCACTATTCTGCCCTCACTTGCAGTTTCATAATCGGTAAAAAATGTTGAACAACTAAAGCAATAAGCCGAGTTGTCAGCATTGATTGATACGGGGTCAGAGCCACCGCACTTAGGACAAGGTTGCCTATGCTTTACAAATTTACTTTTATCTTGATTCATTCTATCTCCAAAATGATAGCTAGACTAGGAACAAATAGAGGTCTTTAAAAACCTAGTCTAGCTAAATTGTTATTAACTGTCTTGTGTTTCAGTATCTGATGGTACTTCTTTTGTTTCAGATTCCTCTACTTTAACACCAGACTTATCAGCATTAATTACTTCTACAATTCTAGTAGAGAAATAATTAATAGCACCTTGAGTTTCTTCAAGGTCTAAAGTCTGTGCAGCTTTCTTTTGATTTAGTCTTTGTAATCTGCCAAAGATTTGTTGACCTTCTTCAGGTAAATCCTCAACATAAACATTAACATCATCAATGGTAATGTAAGGTTTTTGTTCTTCCATTAGAACTCCTCGCCATCAGCTAATAGTTCAGCACCATCAGCATTTTTATATTCAACAAGGTCGACAACTTGTACAGCTTGTAAGTCAAGTCCTATATAAGGACCAAATTTACCCTCACCACTATACTCATTGTATTGAACTCTAACCTTAGAGCCATTACCAACAGCAACATTTATTTCTTGCTTGTCCTTATCTAAAAGTCTAGGTGCAGGTCTGGTTATTCCATTAGGACCATGTACCTTTCTTTTGATAACTAAAGCAGGACCTTCATCATGCTGTTTTACTTTATGACCCCTTGAGGCAAAGTCATTCGCAGTCTGTTCATCAACAATTAAGTCAACAGTATAGACTGGCTCAAACTTTGTGTTTGGAGTCGTTATACTTGCCCATTTTACTGAGCCTTCTAATATAGCCATAGTGTATTACCTCCGTTCAGCTTATTAAAATTCTGTGAGAGTTTTGAGCCAACTACTCTCTGAGTTGTGGATAGCACCAAATCAAGCAACTTAAATGGAGATAGAGAGGGCTTCTTGATTACTCGTTCTTTTAATCTACCATTTTTCTGTATCATCTATAATTCCTTTTTCGTAATTAAACTTTCTACTTATTTGGTATGGGTTTCGCCCTTCACCAACATACTCAAACTTAGAGTATACCATACTCGGTGCAACATGGTCAAGGTATCTAATTACATAGCCATTTATTTTTTCAGCAAATGCCTCAACTTCTTCGTAAGTACCATAAACATAATGCATAACATCATGGTCATCAAGCACCACTGCTTTTTCTATCACCTACCTTGCCCTCGATATTTAGTTTTTTGTTGTCGTCTTTTATGTTTGTTCATGTGCTTGGTAGATTTTTTAATCTTCCTACCACGACCTGCCATGCCCTGAGAAGTTGCCTTCTTGACATGTTTAATTAAGACTGTTTCTTTTCTCTGTGCCATCTAGTTTATATAGTTCCTCAATAATTAAGTGGTCATCTTTAATATTGCTTCTTGCTTCTTTTAGAGCCAAATAATCTCCCTCAAAAAGAAACTTCTTTTTTGTTGTTTCATTAGAAACAGAAACAATATCTGTGATTCCCTCCATACAAATAAGATTATCAAACGCTTCTAATATAGAATAAGCGTAAGTTTTTATTTCATCTTCTTCGTCATTCAACATAACTTTACATATATATGTTTGCATCTTTTATTTCCTCTTTTAAATCATTATAGTTTTTAATATTTGGATTGCGTTTTAATTTTTTTAGCAACCACTTATCTGTCATAAAAGACAAATGAGTTCTTTCAGTAGTGTGTACATGAGTTTCTTTGGGCAGCATAGTATCAACATTGTCAAGGGTAATTTTATTACCTTCCTCTTCGGTCATCATAGATTTAAGCCATTGTACTTGAATTAGCTTAACTCGTTTTTTTAGTTCTTTAACTTTTTTCTTGTTCAATTTCTATTACTCCATCATCAAACATATCCTCAAGAAATGTTTTAGCATTATCTAATATAACTGCTTTGACATAGTCTTTATCTTCTGCCTCAACAGTCACAGTCTTTAATTTACCAATATAAATTACAAACTTCATATTCGTTCCTCTGGATAATAAACTTCCATGTAGATTTTTTCTACTGCATCTTTATATTCTATAATAGTCATAGATGTAATTGGTAATTCTTTTACCAACGCTTTAAAATGATAAATTCTGTTATCAGGTTTAGTAAGAGTATAATAATTTTTTTTGTCCATATTTAACCTCTATTTATTCTTTCTGAATTTACACAAACAAAAGTTTCTGCATGAGTTTGATATTCTTCCTCAATATAATTTTCCAAACCTTCATAGTTTTCTGTTAAAAAGTTTAAACAATCTAGCTCGGAATTGAATTGATATTCAAAGACATGAATATCCTCAATCACCATAGCAACAGTAGTGATTTCAAACAGAGCTACTAATATCCAAATCATGTTAAGCCACCTCCAGTTCTTTTTGTAGTTCCTCAATAGTCTTAGGAATATTTTTATTATACCTTTTTTTGTAGAAAGATAAACCCTTATCAAGAGCTTTTCTTTTTATTTTACTTTCTGCTACATGACTTTCCCATGTTCTAAAATCTTTTTGTCGGCAAATATCTTGCCACTTTTTGATTGAAAGCTTTCTAAAGTTTCCTTCGTTAGAAAATCTAAGATATACCCACTTGCGACCAACAGAACGAACAGTAGCTTTACGATAGCCACAACCTTCTCCTCTTAGTCCAGTCTTTATATCATCGTGATAAAAATAATAGTGTTCCATAATTACATCCTATAAAAATATACATCCCATTTTACTGCATGTCTTAATGGGCAAAATGGAATTGTTCTACGATTGTAGTTAGGATTTTTTTTACCCGTTCTACGATTGTAGTTAGGATTTTTTTTACCCCACCTACCTTGACACTTAACATAATGGTTAGTGAGTCCTAACTTATTAGTGTAAGCTATTGTTTTTCTTAGCTTTTTTAATTCATCTAATCCTTCTGCTTTATCTTTATTATTAGGATTAAATACAGTAAAAGCATAACTGCTTGTGCGATACTTGCTCATGCTTCCTCCTTTATCTCTGTTAAATCTTCGATAGTCATATCTTCACAAAGATATTCCAAAGGTTTTAACCTACCATCAAAATAAAACTCTTTGACAGTTCCATCTTTGTTTAAAATTTCGTTTCCATCTTCATCACATACATAGAATTTTATATCTAGTACATTGACATACATTTCTGATTTACTCATGCTTACTCCTTCAAATGTCTTGTAATTAAATTCTGCATAGACTTCTCAACCTTCATAAGCTTCTGCTTTGTTTCCCATTCAGACCTATTTTTAATCTCAAAGATTTCAATAGATTCATAGTTATCATCAGCTCTTCGCCACCAATCTATAACTCTGTTTTTAAAGGGGAGAATGCTATCAGTATTATCATACTCCACATGAACTGTACCTGCGATATAATCTTCGGCTACAGTTATTCCTTTATTTATTAATTTAACTTCCACTCTTTACCTCCTTTAGTTGTGAAAAATTCTTCAAGTTCTTTTTGTTCTTCCTCAGTTGGTTTGAAGTGAGGATTTAAAAAATACTCTTGCAACAATGTACCTTTTTTATAGCCCTTCATTTATTTCCTCCTCGTCTATTGAAAGCCAATCTTTATCATAAAAGCCTTGATGTTCTGCCCACTTCCAATCAGTAGCATCTGACTCATTACCATCTTCCCAAAACTGTGTACCATCTTTTAAAGTAATAAATAATCTTGTCCATTTACCTACTTCTATCTTATCAATCTCTTCCATTTTAAAATTGTTTTTTTCAGCAATGGCTTCAATATCCCATGAAAGGGTAGTGTCATACTTTGCTTCTACATATCTAACTTTAGTCATGTTGTGACCTCCTCATGTTTATCCCAATAAAATAAAACATCAACACCTTGATAGGTTTTAAAAATACCTTTTGTTTCTATTCCTACTTTTTCTTGCTCAGACAATGTGCTAATAATTGCCCAATTAGAATGTCCTAATTGCTCTCTACAATCATCATCAATAACTTCTGTTATATCTCTACTCATGCGACCTCCTCTTTAATTTCAACTTTATCCCCACATTCTAAACACAACCATTCGCCATTAATAAATCCAATGTTCCAAGTCGTTTCTTCATGTTGTTCAAAACAGTATTCACATTTTTTCTCTATCATATTTTTACCTCAAATTGTTTTTAACTATATGCCAACACTTAGCTACATATTCTGCATCTTCTGTGTCAGCTTCGCCTTCATATTGGTCGATAAAGTTTTTAATAACGTCATCGACACCAACCACAGCTTCCGATACCGACTTCGGATTGTCAAGTCTTTTATAGTCTGCCATATTTATTCCTCCATTTTTTTAATAGCTTCTCGTTTAGTTTTAAACCATTGTCCACCATGTTCTGTTGCCAACACATACCCATAGTTTCTAGGTTCTCCATTAGGTTTATGAAATATAAAAAATGCTATAGAAGGGTAAGTAGAATAATGGCTTTGTTCTTTCCATTCATCTACTGCTTCTCTATGTTTTTCAAAACCTCTACGATTATACTCTCTACAAGTTATTACTTCCATATTCACACCTCTGAAAATTCTTCAAATCTTTTTTCAATGACAAGATTAATTAACTCATCATAAGATAATTTATTTTCGTAAGCATCTTGATATTTCATGCCAAGTTCTGCTAATAAATCTTCTGCGGAAAACTTAGCTTCGACTACTTTACTTTCTATGTGGTCTTTGATTATGTCATTGTATTCGTTAGACATTTATTTATCCTCCACTTCATCATCTTTGTACATAACAATTTTAATCTTATCATTAACAAAGTCTTTACCAAAAGTATCTTCTAGTTTTTTTGTTAAATTCTTTTTAAATTTTTGTTTATCAGTTTTCATTTTTATCCTCCAATTTTTTTAAGCGTTCAACTATATCTTGTAAAGAGTCATTAACCCAATCACTAACCAGTTGTTCTACTTGAGTTTCCATATCATAAAAGGTAGGTCTGTCATCTAAGTCAGTCCTATGACATGCAGTTTCTTCAATATTGTCTTGTAGTTCTTTATCAATCTGAGTCAGTTGATTTTCCAACTCATCTATTCCTAAGAACTTTCTTAGCATTTTCTTAAACATATTTACCTCTCTATTAATTTAAGTTAGTTAAAATATATTCGCCACTATCTATTTTCATTTGAGTCACACCTTTGTTCTCGCCTAAAAACATATTTCTGTAGCGACCAGTAGTGACAGAATAATCCCAATAGTATTCATCAAGATATATTACACCACTATCCATTCTCTTAGCTATGATTGAGTTGTAGCTTTGCAAATAAGTTGCATCATCAGTCTCTATTTCAAACTGATTAGCAACTGCATTACCATTACTACTTTTCATGTTTCTTACTTTTACCATTAATACCTCCATTAATTTTAACAGTTTTTATTTTACTAAGTTCGGCATTTTTGCCTTGCCTAATTCTATCCATCATTTCCATGTGTTCTTTCATTGTCATAGTCATAATTTACCTCAGTCTTTGTAATAAAAATCAGCACATTCTAATAAACACTCAACACCATGTAATTGATGTAGTTCACTTTTGAATTGTTTTTTCATGTGCTTATCATCTTCGTTTGCTTTAATACAATTTTTAGAGTCATTAATTAAACATCTAACAACTGCTAAAGCTGTTTCTAGTTCCTTGCTTTCTTTTTTAAATGTAAGTTCTACACTCATTTAGTTTCCTCGTCTGGTTTTAATTCATCTATCAACTCCCACATTTCTGCTGAAAGCTGTACTAAACTAGGGGCTTCTGGCTCTATCCTAATGCCCATAGGTACTGCATTAACAGTTTCATCTAAGAATGCCATAGCTCTGTCTAGTTCTTTCCATTGTTCATAGGGTAATTTCATTTAGTTTCCTCCTCGTTTTTAATTAGTCTAAGTTTTGGTTTTATATCTAAAACATTTATTTTTCTAATAGTTCTTGAAGTCTGCCC